CGGGAAATCAATCGGTGCCATCGTCGCATCACAGAGTTAGGCGCAGCGATCTATGACTTCAACCAGTTGAAGTGGTGGCAGCGCGCGCGGTTCCTGTTCAGCAATATCGAGGTGTGAGCATGACCACCACCGAAAAAATACAAACCTACCTGCGCATCTGCGATCTACGGCGCACGCGAGCAGATACCACTGCGGCTGCCCTCAAAATATCCAACACCACAATGCGCCGACGATTGCGCGCTGAGGGCGTGCAGCATTACGAACTGGTAGAGGCCGAACGGCTGCGCCGATGCGAGCAGCTGCTGCAGGACAAGCCGATGATGCGCGGGAAGGAAATGATGGACGAACTCGGCTACACCGAACTCAACAGCTTTTTCAGGGCGTTCAAGCGCTGGACTGGCTTGAACTTTCGCGACAAGCATAACCCGGCGCCGGTCAAATTGTGCGAGTGCTGTGGTGGGAGTGGGAGGGTGGTGGTATGACAGCACAAGCCTACCCACTGCAGTGGCCGGAAGGCTGGCCACGCGCACGCCTTCGCGAACAAGCAGTATTTAAAACCTCTTTTGTTGACGCACTCGCCGGACTTTTTAGAGAGCTGGAGTTGATGGGCGCGCGGCACATTGTTCTGTCAACAAATTGCGAACTGAGACGCGATGGAAAGCCGCGCGCAGATCGAGAACCGCACGACCCCGGTGTTGCTGTGTACTTCGAGTACAAGAAAAAGCCCATGACGTTTGCGTGTGATCGCTGGAGCCTGGTCCGGGACAATATTCAGGCGGTGCGAAAAACGATTGAAGCACTGCGCGGCATTGAGCGCTGGGGCGCCAGCGACATGATGGAACGGGCATTCACCGGTTTCACTGCGCTGCCTGATCAAACCAACGGTGCCTGGTGGGCCGTGCTCGGTGTTGATCGGGATGCAAGCCCAGCGATTGTTGAGGCGGCGTACAGGGCGAAGCGCAGCGAGTCGCACCCCGACAAGCCCGGCGGAAGCCATGACGCTTTCGTGCGCATCACAGAGGCATGGAACAACTACGAGAGTTCGCGAGCATGACCGACCCAGACTACAAAGCCTTCGCGCAGCTGGTCGCCGACATGCGGGCCGCTCAGAAGGCGTATTTCGCCACCCGAGACCGGGACGTGCTGAGCCGATCCAAAGCGCTGGAGCGCCAGGTGGACAAGTTTCTGGATGACCTGAAAGCGCCGGGGTTGTTTTGAAAGAATTCCTCCGCCACCGCTCGCGCCGCTGGGGTTACGACGGCTGGGCGCTGCTAATTCCCGGTGCCACCAAAGCCATGGACTGGACTGTGTGCACCACTCGGGCAGAGTGTCGTGAGCTACGGGCCGAGCGCGGCGATCTGCTGGATCGTGGGGCGGAGATTGTGAAGGTGAGGATCAGTGTTGAGGTGGTGGAGTGAGCGACCACCTGACCCAGCAGCAGATAGCCAGCATTACCGGCGTCGTGCGCCAGTACGCCCAGGAGCGCCGCTTGCGCGAGATGGGCTATATTGTGCTGACACGCAACGCGAAGAACGAGGTGCAGGCATTGGCTACCCATCCACAGGACCCCGCGCTCAAGGCTGCTGAACGCCGCGGCGAGGTGGTTAGGCTGCATCTGTGACACCCCGAAAGCGCACCAACGGCAACCAGGCGCTGCCCAAGGGCTGGCGATTCAAGAATGGAGCCTACCGCTACCGCGTGCCGGTCGAAGCGCGCCACCACTGGGACAACAAGAACGAGTTCACCCTGGGCAAGACGCTCGCCGAGGCGCACCAGACATTTGCGCAGCGCATCGGCTATGAAGGCGCTGTCACCACCATGGACCAACTCTGTGATCGGTACACCATTGAGGTGCTGCCGAGGAAAGCGCCGGCCACGCAGCGATCAAACCAGCTCAGCCTGGCGCGAATCCGCAAGGCCCTCCACGGCAACCGGGTCAGCGCCATCCAACCGGTGCACCTGTACGCGCTGCAGGACCATACGATTAAAACCGAGAGCGCCAAAAAGGCCGCGCTCGATCACGAGGTATTAAGCCACCTGTTCACGCTAGCGATCCGCTGGGGCGTCATCAACACGCACCCCATGGTGGGCAAGAAGGTAGTGAAGCCGTCGGTGGGCCCGGGCCGCAAGGTGCTTCCCTCGCGCCAGGATCTGATCGCGCTGATCGACACGCTGCCGCGCAAATGGCAGTTGTACGTAGGCCTGAAAATCTGGACCGGCCGGCGCAAGGGCGAACTGTTGAGGCTCACGCGCGCGGATGTGACGGACGAGGGGTTGCACTTCAGGAACAACAAGCCGCCCCACAACGAGTTCACGCTGGCCTGGGAGCCAGAGACGCGCAAGATCGTGCAGGCGCTGCTGCAGTTGAACCAGGGCGTGGGCAGTCCGTACCTGTTCCACACGCGCACCGGGCAGCCCTACATCAAACTGGATGGCGACACATCAGGCTTCGACTCGATCTGGCAGCGCTACCGCAACAGGGCGTTCGATACTGGCGTGATCGCGGTCAGGTTCACAGAGCACGATATTCGAAAGGTGCGGCCATCGGAGCTTCCAGCCGACCAGGCGCAAGAGCTTTTACAACATACCAGTGCGGCGATGACTGCCCGGTATAGGCCTCAGACGGTGGTGAGGATAGAGCAGAAATGACGCCTTCATTGGGACATAGCTGTATTCTTGGGACAGCGCCATTTTTCAGGCGCTTTTCAATGCTCGCAAGTTACTGAATACAAACGGTATTTGGTGGGCCGTGATGGATTCGAACCATCGACCAATTGGTTAAAAGCCAGTCCCCACTAAGGCGCTGCAGCCCAAGCGTGGCGCGGCTTCCAGCATTTTTGCTGTCCCATTCATTTTTTTCATAGATGCCTCGCAAGCCACGAACGGCGCGGGGTCTGTTTTCCATTGGGACAGTTTTAGACCGGTCAAACCCGGTAGCGCTACGCCCCATGCCGGGGTATATTCCGGGCATGGTTCTGGAAAACGTCATCGTGTTATTGGTCCTGGTAGTGTGCACTATCCTTGCTGCACCGCGTGTCGATGACAGTCGCTTCGGCCAGCCCTGGGTGCCAGAATGGCTGTACCTCATCGCCATTGCCGGCATGGTTGGATCCCTCGGCTACATGGCCTGGTCAGTCCTCTAACTCCTGACGCTGGCTGTACGGCGTGCCAAACAGGACGTGACTCACCGCTTCCCCAAAATCATCCGCTGTTGCCAGCGCCTCGGTGTACATCACCACCTGGTAGGCCGGCAGCCAAGTAACCAGCGTCATCGCTTTTGCAATGTTCCTGATATCCGTCCAGTTGCCCTCGCCGGTCAGCCAGTCGTAAGCGCCACCGGATGCGCCGACCAGTGATTGCACCACCTGATCCAGCGGCGTGCTGGGCGCTTGCCAGTCTCGCGTGGCCGCAGAGTAGACATCCCTGAAGATTGGTACACCCGCCACATAGCTGGAGGCGATGCGCGTGGCCAGGTACGGCACGAGGTCGTCGTCATCGTCCTCGTCGTATTTCAACAGGGCTTCCACCAGTGCCGGCACCAGCACGATGTACAGGTTAGCCGCGGCGAACTTGCCCAGGGATTTGGCGCGACCGTTCGGGCCTTCTCCCTTGATGAAACCCTTGATCAGATCCTGGCGCCCGGTCATGCGCAGCTGGTTGTGCTGCACGCTGAAGTAGGTGTAGAACAGCGTCACCAGCTTGGCCAGTTCATTGCCCTGCTGCAGGCCGGCCAGATCCTTCAGGCCACCACCGGACTGCGTCTGGCGCACGGTGGCGTCGGCGTACTGCACGGACTCCGCAACAGTCCTGCCCTCGCCCTGCGCCTTCTCGTGGGCCGCCAGCCAGGTTGCAGCGTTGATGTGCTTTTGCACGGCGATGATCAAGTAAAACGCCTGGTCTTTCACCCAATGCAGCGCCTCGGTGCCGGGATTGCGCCGCATGATCTCGACGGCGTTGTCGGTGAACTCTCGGATATCGCGGTCGATCTGGCTATCCAAATGCCGCAGCTCCGGGCTGGCGTCGAGCGCACGCTGGTAATCAGGGTGGACCTTGGCCTGCCCCATGGTGCCGACACGGCCATAGGACAGCTTCAGCAGCCAGCTGGCCATGTTGAGCGCGCCTACCTCCTTGGCCGCGGGCCCGGCGCCGAGTACCTGCATGGCGGCGCTGGATACCTTCCAGCCCAGGCCCAACAGGGATCCGCCGAACCGCGCGCGGCGGAAGATGGTATCCATCGTCTTGCTGGCATCGTGCGAGGTCTGCGCGATGGTGCCATTGGTGGCGATGTTCTGCAGCCAGGAGCGCAGCTGCTTGTAGCCATTGGCATCGAAGTAGGACTCATACATCGCACGGAATTCAGACTTGCGGCGCAGCTTGTCGAAGTTGCGCACGCTCTCGTAATGGGTGATGTAGTGCACGACCTGGTGCAGGTGCTGGGGCAGGCCGGCAAAGTCGAGACTGATCACACCCCCGGCGCCGGTCATCCGGCTTTTGGTCATGGACTTGGACACCTGCCCGGTGATGGGGCTCGGGCCCATGTCGATGCTGTTGGACTCCTCGAGCACGGAAGCCTCGCGGGTGCCGATCGCATCCTGGTACTTGACCGGGTAGTACCACCCCGACAGCTCGACGCCGTACTTGGCCAGGTACAGTGGCTTGGCTTCCACCTTGGGCGGGCGGACACCGTCGACGCGCTCGGACACCGCGGCCATCGGTTCGTACATCCTGTCGATCATCTGGCCCAGCGCTTCGATGCGCCGGAAATCCTCCAGCGTCAGTTCGTCCTGCAGTTTCGCCAGCACCTCGCGCTCCTGCCCCTTCCAGCGCCGGGAGAACAGGCGATCCCAGTTGCCCTGGTTGCCCATGTTCAGCGCGACCACGTACAGGTCGCCGCGGTTCAGCGTGGTGCCCAGGAAGTTGATCGACTGGTTCAGGCGCTGCGCATCCTTGCGCGTGAGCGTTCCCATGATGGACTGCAGTTCAGCCACGGAGGTCGAGAGCATTTCCTCCTTCGCGTTCTGTGCGTCCACGAACGGCTGGAAGATAGTGCGGTGCCACTTGCCGACGATATCCCCATCAGCGAACCGGCATTCAAACTCGATCTTTCGCAGGCTGGCCAGGAAGGAGGAGAACGCCTTGGTCAGCGGCGAGCGGTGGTCGACGTCGTATTGATTGATCTGCTTGGCCGTGAGGTTGGCCGAGGCGACCGCGTCCAGATCCTCGATGACCTGTGCCATCTCGACCAGTTCACCTTCAACGCGCACCTTGTTGGCATCCCGGCCCTGCTTGGCCAGTGCGGCCACAGAGCTGTCCAGCGCCTCCAGCTGCTCCAGCGTCATCTCCTTGTAGTTGACCAGGTCGGCACCGTCGTACAGGGCGGGATCGATCAGCACGGTCTCGCCCTGCGCTTCCATCGCCTGCACGTACTGCGCCAGCCGGTTGCGGGCATCGATCTTGGTGAGCGCGGTCTTTTTCAGCTCGACGCCGGCCAGCAGCGCCTCGATGCCATTGGCGGCCATCGGGTCGCCCTTGCGGATCGCCTGCATCACAGTGGCAGAATCGTACTTCTTCAGCTTGCGCCGGATGAGGTCCGCCCGATCGACGGCCATGCGCGCCTCGCGGTACAGGTGGTGATTCAGGAGCTGCTGCTGCTTGAGCTGTGCGGCTTCCTCAAACTTGCCCGCTGCTACGGCCTCCTGTGACGCTCTGGCGGCTTTCAGTTCTGCCTGATAGTAGGAGTGGGGCCTGATCTGGCGCAGCTTCAGGCGCGCTATGTGACGCCGTGCGGCCTCCTTCGTGGCCTGGTTCAGAGTGACGTTGTCTTTCCTGCCCAGCTTGCGGTTCATCGCCCGGGCCTCGGCCACCAGAAAATTGGCCATGGCATTGTTGTGCAGCGCCAGGGCGGCGCGCTCAATGGTCTCGGTGTCCTGCGCCATGTTGCCGAATTCTTCATCCAACTGGGCCTGCACCTGGTTGCGGATGACCTCGGAGCTCGGAGGTGCAGCGATTATCTGCTGGACCATCTGGTATCCAGACTCGAACCCGTACAGATCCGCGAACACATCCGGGTGCACGCCGCCCTCCTTGCGGGTGAGTCCAGGTATCCGGCGCAGGACTTTGGAATCCAGGAACAGGTCGATCACTGCACCGCTGGACAGCTTCTTGCCCAGCAGGTGCTCGGGCACGGTCATCCGTTCATCGTTGCCGGTGCGCAGCAGGCGCTGGACAGCGTACACAGGCTGAGCGTCGATCTTGGCGGTGATCTCTTGCGTCAGCGCATCCCTGCGATTGCGGTACGCCTCGGTGCGCATGGCGCGGATCTCGGACTGGGCTTGCGCCTCCATCTCATCCTGACCGGCGCGCAGGGCCTGCCGCTGCAATTCCATCAGCGCATTGATCTCAGCGTCGGACAGGTCTGTGCCGCCCTTGAACGCAGGTACAATGTCATCGGCAGCGCGCTCGATTGACGCCTCGGCCACCAGCATGCGGTCGAACACCGCGCGGATGTCGTCCGTCAGCTGCACATCCAGTTTGTTCAGGGTTTTGTAGACGCCGATCAGCCAGGACTTGAAGCGGCTGAACAGGCCAGCCAGTTCTTTGGTGGGCGCTTTGCCCTCGAACAAGTACGCCTCGAAGGATCGGGCATACGTCTCGTGCTGCTCGCGGGTGAGGTTGCCATCACTGCCGAGGTACGCCTTGACGGTCTCCCAGTCGGCCAGCAGCTGCGGGTCCACGTCGGCCAGTGTCGCAGCGTCCTTCATCAACTCCAGGAACAGGTGCCCAGATTCATGGATGAAGGTTGAGAGATTGGCAGCCTTGGTAAGGGTGACGGCCAGGCGCTGCGGCGATACCTCAAGGTAGCCGCGTGGTTTGGTTTTATCGCCGGGCTGCTCCAGCTCAGTAATCCCCAGCCGGTCCATGATCTCCTCATTGGTCATGGCGTCGAGGTCCAATCCCTCGCGGTCGATCAGCTCGCGCAGCTGCTCCAGAGCTGTGTCCAGTTCCTGCGCGCCGACTGATATCTGGTTGGGCGAGTACACCCGGTCGCCACCGAGCTCGCGATCAATGGCAGCCAGCAGGGCATTCTCCTCGCTGGTGTTTTCGCCAATGTCCAGATACCCGGCATCGCGCGCGCGCTCGAACGCCTCACTCATGGGGATGCCGCTTTCGCGGGCAAGACGCCTGCGGCCATAGGCAGGAATCTGCTTCTCGAGGTCGCGGGCAGACAGTTCGCCGCCCTCATCGAGAATACCTGTGCCCATCAGGAACTCGATTAGCGACGGTCCGAAAACATCCTTTTGCTGTGGGCCCCGGCCTTCACGCAGCAGGTTGATCAAGCCGCCCGTTGCGGTGGGCACATCGATGCCTTCCTGCTGTATCAGTTCGCCCCGGATGCTGATTTTCTTCGAGCGGTAGTATTCCTCGGGGTCCATGCCAACACGTTCAGCCATGCGGCGGATCATGGTGGTGAACAGCATGGCCTCTTTTTCGGCGACGTCGGCCTTGCGGCCAGCGCCCAGCAGCTCGGTATACACCTGCCCGTACACGGGATCCTCGGCGCTATCGATCTGCCCCTGGGTTTTCTCGTACCAGTCCTGTAACTCCTTGGCCTTCGATTCGATCTCCTGGTACTGGCGCTGCGTCGGGGTCAGCGGATCAAAGGTGATGTCCTGCGACACGTCCGCCATGTTGGGCGCAACGTAGGTGACGAACTCATCCAGTGGGATCGCGACGTAGCCGCCGGTGTCCATTGCCTCGCGCAGCGCGATGGCGGTTTCCGGCATATCCTTTTCCAGCGTCTGCGGCTCGATGTTCTGGAAGTAGGTTTGGGCTGCCTCTGCATCCATGTACACGGTATCGACCGTGCCATGCCGGGTCTGAATGTTGCGGATGAACTCCTGGAACTTCTTCGGTGCGTTGCTGTACAGCTTCGAGGTTTTGATGTCCTCGCCCAGGGCCGCTATCGCGTCCTGCTGCTGCTTCTGCTTGCGGTTATCCAACGTGACATTGGTGGTCCTGATGGCCGCGCCCGGTGCGGCAATACCCGCCGCGCCGCCAGCGCCCGCCTGGAAGGATTCCCACATGCGCGCACCATAGGCTTCGATGCCACTGTACGAGCCCTTCAGCAGATCGCCGAAGCCAATCACCGCGAGTTCCTGCAGCGCCTCAGTGGTACCCTCGGTCATCACGCCCGCTGCGTAGTCCTGCCCGATCTTCGAGAATGCATCGCGTGCAGCCGGGTTGTTGAGCAGGTTCTTGACGCCACCCTTGCCCAGCGACTTGATCAGCTGCGGCAGACCATAAGCGTGCAACACTGCCTGGTTGAAGCCGATAAACTCCAGTCCAGCGTTGATGCCGCCGACCAGGATTGCAGCGCCCACCGCTGCGTTACGATCAACAGGCAGCCCAGTGGCGTCGAACTTGAGCGCCCTGAATTCATCAAACGCCCAGCCCGCTTCGACTTCAAACATCTCCTTGGTGGTGCCGATCTTGAACCCGGCAAAGGCCCCTGCGGGCACTGCTTCTGGTCCTGCTGCCATGCCTGCGCCAGCACCGGCATAGGCCGCCGCCATACCTGCATCCGGCAACATTCCGGAATAGAGGCCCACCATCTCTGCCGTGTAGCCCGGTACACGCTGCGCCCAGTTCAGGTCGCCGTACTGCACGCGATCCATGCGGTCGTTGTAGGCCTTCATCGTGGTGTCGTAGGTCGCGTCATCAGAACCAGACACCATCATCTGGAACGCCTGCTTGCCGCCCGCATGCACATCCTGCCCCTTGCGGTAGCTGGGCGACACGTTGCCAAAGGTCGTAATGGAGCCCTCGATCTTGGCCAGGCTCTCGGCATCAGGCAGGCTGGCGCGCTCGCGGGGATCCGACAGGATATTGCGCGTGACCGAATCAGCCGGCAGTGCGTTGTACAGTCCGCGCGTGCGGGCGCTGCGCTCTACCGTGGCATAGTTGCGCTCGACGAAATCCACATCGGGCTCACCGATCACTTGCGCCAGGTGCTCGGCCTTCAGGCGCTTTTCGGCATCGGTGTTCAGCGACATGCGGACATTGTCCTCCAGCCGCATCTGTGAGTTTTGTTCCTGCTCCGCAATTAACTCAGCGGCAACATCATCGACTCGGGACATTATTTGTCTTGCTCCAGCAGCCTGCGGTAGACGCGCTCAACATTTTCCTGGGTGGGGGGCAGCTTCGCCTTGGCCAGCACGGCTTGCACTTCGCCGACCATCTCGGGATCGCGGGCTTCGATTGCTGCCCAGATATTGTTACCCTCGGCGTCACGGGAGAACATGCCTGGCCGGGCGATTTCAATCTCACGGGCGGGGCCATATTCGAGCACGATACTGTCGATCTTCGTGTCGATCTCAGCAGGCGTCAGCGGCTTGCCAGCGCCGGCAGCGGCCTGAATCTCATTGTCCAGCCAGGCCGACAGTGTAGCCTTCAGGGCCGGCTGATCCTTGTCGGTGATGCCATACGGTTTCAGCCGGGTATCCAGCTTCGTCTGTGGGGCCATAGCACCCTTCACTTCCACCACCTTGTCACGCTCGGCGATCTTCTTATCCAGCGCGTCGGAATCGGACTGTGTGTAAGAGCCACGATTCTGCTCGAAATGCTTGAGCACCTGGTGCGTCGGCACGTCAGGGTCGCGGATCATGCGCACAGTTTCGTTGTACACCTCAGGATCGCGGTCCTCCAGGTAGCCAGTGGTGCCATCGCTTTTGACGTAATTGCTCCAGGCTTTGGCCAGGTACTTCGCGTGCGTGGCATCACCTCGCTCGGCAGCTGCTGCACTCATCTGGTTGATCTCGCCGACAGTCAAATCCTCGCCATTGCGGAGCTTGGTTTCGATGTAGTTCACGTCCGCAGCAGCAATCGCTTTGTTGGCTTTGGTCGCGCTGACCTCGGAGCCATCCATAAGGCCCTTGGCCGTCGCGTCAGCCCGCGCTGCCCACTGGTCGAGCGCTTCAGGCCCGACACTGAACACTTCGGAAGCCTCATCGCTGCGCAGGTACTTGGCGTACTCAGCCAGGCCACCCGCGCTCTGCTTGTCCGTCAGCGCCTGTACTTCGTCGCGGATCGTGTTCTCGTCGCGGCCAGCGGTGATCTTGAGCAGCATTTCCTGCTTTTCGGAGGGGCGCATATCGGTAGCGGAATTCACAGCCATCACTGCAGAGTCCCAGTTGCCGCGTGCCATGTAGGTATCGATGTCAGCGCGCACCATGGCCTGGTGTTCCTGCATGGCCTCACGCTGCGCCTGCTCGGTCTCGCGCGCGAGAATCTCGGAATTGGTGTTGCCGATATCCATGTCGAAGGCAGCGCGCGCCATCGGTGAGCTGATCTTCTGGCCGTACTCTTGCCGGGCTTTGTCCTGAACGCGCTGCAGTGCCAGCGGATACCATTCATCGCGGTAGAACACGTCCTTGCTGTCGACATCGATCTCGTCATCAAGGCCCCAGGCGATGATCTTTTCCTTGCCGACCGCGAACTCCTTGGCTGCTTCTTTTCGGAATGACGCCATATGGTCTGCATACTCCGCGTAGGCTTTCTTGGTCTGGTACTCATTGCGCGCGGTGGCGATCTCGCTGGCCCCCGCCTGCGCCTGGTTCACCAGTTCCAGCTTCTGTGCGGACTCAACAACCGCCTCACCCGGGCCGGTGAGTTGTGCGGCACCAACGGCGGCGAATTGCAGATCAGGTAGTCTCATTTCCAGGTCCCCATGCCGCCCGCTTTGAACGGGTCAAACGTCGTGCCGGTGGGCTTTGCGGCTGCGGGAGTAGTCGAGCCAAAGCCGCCGCTCACATAGGCGCTGCCAGCCGAGGTAAGCCCGCTGATCATCTGCCCAAAGCCTGCGTTTTGAATCTGGTTTGCCGCCGCCTGCCCTGCCTGCCTGACAGCTTCTGCGTTCTGCTGCGCTGTCTCGTAGTTGTAATCAATCGCCCGCCGGTATTCCGACTCCAGCACAGCGCGATACTTGCGCGTGCTGCCGGTGTCCATGATGTTGCTGGCGTAGGTCCGAGCCCTGGCGGTGGCCACCTGGATATTGGCGTAGCGCGTTTCGTTGCGCTTGTTCTCGTTGGCCTGGCGCATGATGGCCTGGGCCTGCTTCTTCGCTGCCCGCTTGGCCTTCTTCTCGCCACCACCACCAAGGAAGCCGCTGATGCCGCCGATAACGCCGCCAATGATCGCACCAGGAACACCACCAACAGCTGCCCCGGTAGCCGCGCCCTGCGCTGCACCGCCAATTCCGCCAGTGATCTGTGACTGTTCCATCGTTATCTCCCGCGCACATCCACCAGCGAACTGGACCGGAAGCGCTCATTAGCACCCTGCTGGCCATCGCGCACAGCGGCGTCTGCCAGCTTGGCCTGGTAGAGCTGCCACATGGTTGCCTGCAGCGTGGCGTTCTCGGTGAAGGGTATGGCCGAATCCGCTGCGATGCGCGCGGCCAGCGCTTGCGTGAACAGCGAGGAGAATGCCCCTGTATTCGTCACCCGCTTGAGCCCCCACAGGTACACCGTGGCGTCGTAGGCGAGCACCCTGGACCCTTCCCGGCGCCACCCTTCGGACTTGGTCCAGCAAGCAGGATCAGAACCGCTGACATCGGTGTACACCCGGTAGACCGATAGCCACTCGATGGGTATCGGGTGCGCGTAGTAGGTATCCCACTCATCGCGGTCGGCAGTGGTTGACAGTGCGCGCGCCGTCGCAAACGTCCACATGCGCTCCTCGATCACCGCATCGCGGATGAACGGGTAGTTGTCCCGCATCCACTCCGCTTTATCGCTGCGGTCATCCAGTGAATCAATGGGCCGCTGCCCGAGCCAGCGCAGCGCCTGGTTGCAGATGCTAACCTCGGAGACCATGGACTTTGTTTCTTGAGTGGGCATGGCGCGCCTCCTACGGCGGGAAATCTTTATACGGATGATCGGATGGAAGCAGGGGATCGAGGCCCCACTTGTGCGCCAGATAGCCTTCGCACAGTTGCCGGTTTGTCGTCGTGGTGTTGGCATCGCCTTGCAGCACGATGATCTCAGCGATGTCGCCGTCAAACAAGGCGGTCGGGCTTGTTGATGTTCCTGCGCCAATCCTGAATCGCGCTGACGTGGTGTTGCTGGTATTCCCTGGTGTTTGCCATGTCAGATTTTCTGATTCCATTGTGCCGTTGCTATAGAACCTTGCGTCACCATTTGTTGAATCCAGCAACCCGGCAAGCACGCCCCATTCTGTGGCGCTATTGAGCCCTGTAACGGATACAAACGAATCCGAATCAAGTCGCCGTCCACCGGAACTTTTCATCGTCATGTTTGCTCTGGCAGAAGTGCCGTCGATGGCAGCGCCGAATATCACACCGGCGTTATCGGCGTCCTCGCGCGCAACAGCTAACATCAGAATGCTGCCAACATCCTGCCCAACAGCGCTTGCCGTCAGGTATTCAAGGTTGTCGGTCGTCCCATCAAACCGGATGACAGGCAGCCCATTCAGCACGCTGGCAATGATGGATGGCCTTTCGCCCGCGGTGCTGTTGGTGGCATCGTAGGCTGAAGGACCGTCACCAATATTCGCCCAGGTAGTAACAACACCAGCGGACTCTGTGATCGATGCCGCGTTGCTCGCGTCAAACCGCAGGTATGTCGGTATCTGCGCCGGTGTCCAGGTGTGCGTGGAAATGCAGGCCGGATCAGGATCAACGTAATATGGTGACTGGCGGGCGTATCCCTCCAATAAAGCATTTATTGACGCGTCGAGATTACCAAAACCAAACTGGGAGACATACGCATTACCTGAACCGGTGGCTGCGCCCAAAAGGAACGCGGCGGGCTTGGTAAGTACGATACCAAACCCGCTTGATACAATCGCTGTTATAAGACCAGAGGACACGCCATTCCGCCACACCTCTGCAGTCAACTCATGGATTTTTGGTGCAATTTCGACAAAGTTAAATCTTACAATTATGTGTGTCGGATCGCTCATTGAACTGGCATAGATAAGCTCAAAGCTATCACCGGCACCACCAAGGTCAGCGTATATTTCGATGCCAGGCCCACCCTTTTGTAACGATATCCCGGGCGAATCACCAATAAACGACGTCCATCTGCATATAACCATGCCGCCATCAGTGCCGGGCGAAACATACCCAGCCATCACGCCACCTGTCACATTGGTATTTACAACAGCTGGGTTGCTCCAGCCAGCATTGTGGAAGATTCTTGCTGACTTAGCCCCAGCACAGGCGCCTGGGATAATGTTCGGATGATTAAGAGTACCCGGCGCAGGTCCGCCAGGCCCCGTCGCTGCAATTAATCCCAATCCACCTGGTATAAGCGAGCTGTTAGCAAGCCCGCCGATTATGTCGTCACACGCCCAGAAATGCTGTAGCTCATTCCTTGCAGCCTCGGACCATGCATCGCATGAGTAAGCCCTGCAGAAACTTTTCACGATTGAACTGCAGTCGCACTTGGCCGCGTTGATCTCCTGCAGGATCATCGTCAGCTTGTCGCACTGGAACTCGAACGACTCCGCATTGAACGGCTGGCCGGTGGTGAATTCCTGCTCGTCAGTGATGTCTGATTTGCGCTGGATAGAAACTGCCACGACGCTGGCATCCAGCGGGTCATTGAATGTCACGCGCCCACCCTTCGATATTGGGGCAATGAAGGTGCCGATCGTCACGGTGTAATCACCAGGATCGGCCAGCACGTACAGGCCAGTCGCGTCGATGGTAAAGACTTCGAGATAGGTCGGGTCGATGATTTCAAACCCGAACTGGTACACCGTGCCGCCGTGGTTGTTGCGCTTCTCGGGCCAGTAGGCTGAATCAATGGTCACTTACGCGCCCTCCGGGTTGGTGCGGCAATCAGTCCCGCCAGTGAGGATGGCGTTAATCAGAGTCGTGACGTTCAGCAGGGCAGCGTCCACAACGGTGGCCGACAGCACAGTGTATTCATCGAATCGGTACGGCTGGGCGATGGGGTCAGGGTAAAGAAACCCGCACTTTCGGTACGCCAGCTCCTGAATGATCATCACCATCTTGTCCAGCATGAATTCCAGCGTCGGCATTTTGAATGGGCCGAAGTTCTTGAGGTCAGCCAGTTGCGTGATGGGTGTGTTGCGCTCGATGGAGATGCGGTCAACGGTGGACGCTATCGCGCCGGTCAGCGTGACAGTGCCGGCGAGGAATGTGGGCGCGCCACCCCCGAACACGACGTAATACTCCTGCGGGGCCAGCTGCACCCGGTCATAGGTTCCGGGTGTGTCCGTTTCGGTCTCTGCCCACACCTCAAGCGCCTGCAGTCCAAGGCACTCCCAGGGGAACGTGAAAGCCGTCTGCCCTGTGAACGCGGTCTTTACTGCGGAATATTCAACGGTAATCGTCATACTGAACTGCTCGATAGTTTGCCGAAGATGCCGACCACCTCAACAGGTACCGGCAGGGTTTCTTCCACGCGAATCGACAGCAGCTCAGCGGATTCAGGTGGTGAAACATCGCAGTCGTAAAGGTAATCAGGGTACTGGCTGCGCCCCAGGGGGACGAGTGGATCTCGATCAGGTGAGCGCTCGCCGTTGATGATGGGCCGCGCGGACCCCAGTGTTCGCACTGTCAGCGAGGTGTATCGCTTCTTGCTGGCCGGGTCTTTCGTGATCATGGGCAGCGTGCCCAGTGCGCACGGGGCGGGCAGCCCTGCGATAGCACCGATGAAATTGATCGGGGCCCCCAATTGGTCCACCAGTGTCACGTTGCCGCTGACCACCTGATAAACGCCCAGATAGTTATAATCCGCGAGCACCTGCACATACTGGCCTTCGAGGTGCCCCATGCCGGTGATCACATTGGTGGCGCCGGCAGTGTTCAGCTGCGCCACGTAGGAGTTCATGTGGATCCAACCTGCGCGCGCGGCAAACGTGAAATTCACAACCGCCTCCAGGCACAGCTTGATGGTACCGCTGGAACTGGAGCGCTTCACCAGCACGTACAGAATGTCCTCGCCCTGCGCGCCAACACTCACGCACGCATCGATCACCTGGCCGCCAACATCGATCCGCGACCAGGCATCCATAGGCACCTTCTCGTCGAAGTGCTTGAGCGCCAGCTGGCCATTGCCGAGCACCACCACCACCATCTGGTGCGGGTTGCGCATACGCGCCATGCGCACGATCTTGCTGTTGAGAATCGAGGGGTGGGCAAGGGTAAGGTCGGGCGCTACCCAGCCACTCACCTGGTCGAGAAACTGCATGGCGCGCATCTTGGTGCCAGCCTCGCCAGGGAACATGATGTAGGAGCCCATGACAACCGGCTGGACGCGGTTGCTGCCATGGGTAGAGTGCATCTCCACGCCGATATCGTTCGGGGCTGGCAACACTTCTGCGCTGGCCGTGTATTCAAAGTTTTCAGCACCCAGCAGCAGTGTCTTACTGCCGACGGCCCAGCGTATCTGTGAACGGTAGATGCTGGTGAACGTAATGGAATCTGTCGGCAATACCTCAGTGGCATCCGGGTCCGTGAACTTGCCCCAGTCTCCCACCTCGGTGCACCACACCGTCTCCGCGCTGCTGCCCTTCGGCGACACCACTGTACCCTCGGTACTGCCAGCCAGCACGAGCCTGCCAAAATAACTTGTGCAAGTTGCCGGGTAGCCGTTGGTTGTCCAGTTCCATTGGTCATAGAACTGCGTGGCGTCGGTCTGGAATATCTCCTGGAACTGGTACACGGTGCCATCGAAATACAAGCGCCGTGGCGGCAGGTTAGGCTGGGTCATCACCAGCTCTTTGCCGACGCCATGGCCGGTGATCGCCTGCGCGGTGTAGGGCGACTGCACATAGTGCACATCCTTGAGCTGCGCCTCGGAGTATGGCACCACCGCAGTCAGCAGGTTGCTGCCAATCGTTGTGGTGACCAGTGACAGCACGTTCAGATCGTGCACCTGAAACACAGGATGGTGCGTTGCATTGCCATCGCTGCCCGGACCAGGGTTTGCGGATATCTCCAGCGTGAGATAGTACGTTACCCCGGCAGTGAACGTGCCCGTGATCACGCTCGTGGTGTTGTACGTTGGCGCTCCCAGGCTTAGATTGGTGACCTCAATCGATCCCTGCTCTGATCCGTTCCAGGTGGTGCCCACGCGAATCCGCACGGTCACGGGGTAGTTCTTGCCGTTGCCCCTGCCGTAGTTTGCCACGTAGCGGATGTCGGGCTGGATAATGACTTGTGTCGTGGTCTCCGGGATCACAAAGCCCTGCGCAACGGTGGCCACGTTCGGGTCACTGGCCGGGATGTCGTGCCCACGGCGCAATTGCAATGACAGGTAGTTTGGTTCCACATGGAACCCCAGCAGAGCGCTGTTCTTGCTGGAGACGTAATCAACCGGCAGTGCAGACCAGCCGGATAAGCCATCCACAAAACTGCCATTGGTGCCAACGTAGTTATTGAACAGCGACTTGGTAGGCGCATTTGCCACGCCGTTGATGTTGTCCAGCACGGTCAGGTTGCCATTGGTGCCGCCTACCTTGGGGGTGAGCAGGGCGACCGCGTAGGCACCAGAGGGTGTGATGTAGGGGATTATGCGCGCAGATGGCGCGGCCACTTCCTGGATGAACTTGGTGCCCGGCGTGCGTGCTGCGGTGCCCTGTTGTGTCGGGAAAAAGTTGCGCATCTCCAGCACCGACCGTTTGTGCAGCGCGGTGTCCTCGCGCATGAACATCTGCACGCCTATCTCGCCGCCACTGAAATCCTGCTGCAGGTGGTTCCCTTCACGGTCAGACATATTGAACAGCCCTAAGCATTAATGCGTAGTGAACTGCCAGAATTCTGGCTTTGATCCCCGCTGACGTGTCTGGATCTTGGAATTCTTTGTGGTTGATAAACTCGATTGCGGCTTCTTCCCACTTGCGGGCGCGGATCAGGGTGCAAGTTTTCTTCGACTTCCCAAGGTCACCCCGATATTCAATCTGGACAAGTTCTATCTTGAGATGCGGAGGGAATAGTCGCCACTCTGGAAACCGGGCGGCAGCCCTGTCAGCGTGGTAGTTGAAGCACTCCCGGAACGGTTTTCCAATCCAGTGGCCTGTCTGCCCACACCCGGAAGTTTTCACACCGTTCTCGCAGTAGTATTCTTTGGTGGCATATCCTTCGCACCAGACAGTACGCCGCTCCAATTCGGTGAGGAGAATGCGCTCTGCGGACTCCAGGGCGTCAATAGCTGCCTGCCCGTGATAGATCACGATTTTTATCTCTTGAGCTTCTCGGCAGCAACTTGTTCGGCATTCTTTGCGTGGCCAGAGTTGAGCGCGAGCTTGTTGATTACCTGGTGAACCACGGCAAGCACACCATCATCAACCGGCGTCGGAGTGAATCGAGCGATGATGCTGGCTATCGTCACAATGCTGCTGGCAATGATCCAGATCTGATCGGGGGTAATGTCCATCTATTTCTCCTTTGGCGCTCGTTCGAGCAGTCGATCCAGCTTTCCATCAAGGCGGTTGTGCCGCTCCTCGCTGCGGTCCCACAAGGCTTTAACGTCGCTTTTCATGTCGGTGCGCAGGCCGTGGATGTCGTCCTGTATCTCCCGCAATTTCTGGTCGTGTGCCTTCTGCAGGTTCACGATGTCCTTCTCTGCTGCAGCTATCCTGGCAATCATGGCATCATCCTTTGCCGCCTGTTTGGCAGCTCGGTTTGCCCAGGCTGCGACAGCGCTTCCTGCCGCAAGCATTCCGGCCAGCCACTTTTCTACAATCGTAAGGTCCTCCATTCATGCTCTACTCCGCAGGCTAATCTTATGGCGCAGTAACGGACGGCGCTTTGGTCTGGCACACTGTCCAGTACCAGGTTTCACCGGCAGTTCCGGCTATATTCAGCGACCCAAAAAGGCCTATGAAGTCCCCGACTGTGTATGTGAATCCAGATTCACCGGCTGTTGCCAGAACAGCAGTGCCCAGCCTCCCGGTATATTGGTACCAGTACATCACGGTTGCCGACAGGAACTTGGAGTTATCCGCGTTTCGGGCGTAGATGAGCAGCTGGCCATTACCGATGAACCCAGCTTCAATGGTAAATGCTGCTGTGCCTACTGATGATCCCGAAAGAAATGCTTGATACACATGGTCCTTTCTTTGAGCCACAGACACAGGCCCAACAAGGGCGGCTTGCGCGCAATCCTCACCGATGAAGCAAGAGGCGTCACCGAGGAAGTGGACTCCATCCTCTTCTCGGCCTTGTGTGCTGACAAAACTGCTGTGTGGAGCCAGCAGCTGTGCGAGCTGCCAGTGAGCGCTCCAGGGTCCCCAGTCATCGCCAATATTCACGATGATGTTGTGGGTGTAGTTCGGGGTAGACCATCCACCAGCCCAGGCATGGGTTGTTAATATGGTTTTCACGGTGTCGGCGTAAGAAAACGCGGGTGCTCCTGCGGTCTTATCCGACTCGCCTTGCAGCCACACCAGAATGTCGACTTTGGTGACGCCTGCCGCTGCCATGGCGGGACCGATTTGCGCGGCCAGTTCGACGTTGCAAGTGCCTGCCGGTTGCCATTTGGAGGCGTTGGCACCGTACTCGGTGACGCTCAGAACATAAACCCGGCGACCCGTTGCCTTTTGCAGCATGTTCGCCATGGCCCATGCTGGACTGCCGGCAGGGTTGCCACCTATGGCTCCGCGCATACCGACGGCTGCCGTTCCGCCTACAGGAGGAACCCAGCCTCTCGATGGGTCGGACACATTCCAGGTGTAGGATGAGGAGCCAGTCGGGGCGTTCCAGTCAAACACCTCGGGATTGATTGTCGTGTCATAGGTCAGCGCTACATTCTGGCCCAAGGCGTTGGATTGGCCGGTGAATAAAACAAATATGGGCTCACCCACAGGCTTCAAGCGCAGCCGGGAAGCGCCCAGCGCAGCCCGATACAACTCGTCTGTATTGCCGTTTATCTTGTTTCGGACAACAAGCCCATCTTCACCGTTGTTGATTGTTTGCCTGGTCATTTCGGTGTCCCTTTAGTCAATCCAAACTGCGCCGTCGAGCCACACGCCCGCGTCGTTCCACGCACCCGATAGCAGTATCCAAACAGAGGCCAGAGAGCCGCCGCCAAGGCACCAGAAATCCTTCTCCATGTCGGCCAGAGAGCCGGTGTACCCGAGAGACCGCAGCAGCGCCCACCAGGCGTCTTGCACGGACCCGTAGGTACTCAGCGGAAAGCCCTGCACGGTGAGCATTTCCACCCACGCATCGTTGACGGAATCCGAGGTCGCACCGCCTTCTGCCTTGAGCCACGCCAGCAGCATGTCCGAAGTGGTGCCGGTGTGGCCCAGCAAGCGGAGCGCAGCGAAGCGGCAATCAACCATCGCGGTCATCGGCTAGACTCGCTTCGCCAGCTCAAGATAGCCCTCAAAAAGCCGTGTGAGCGTGCGGTTAATGAAGTGCGTCTGCTGCTTTGTGGCCAGCGTTGAGCCGACATGAATCGATATGTGAGTAGCGCCGGGTGAGCCATTGACGACGATAGCTGTGTCGTTGGTGGCGGTGTACGGCAAGTGGACCTTCGTCACGCCGCTGCGGGCATTGCTTTTCAGGTACGCCTGCAGGGTTTTCAGGATGCCAAGATTGATCTGCGATCGGTACTGCGGGACGCTGGAGCCGAACCAGATGGCCATGTCATTAACACCGACCGTGGGCGCGCCAGTTGCGATGACGATCTTTGATTTTGCGCTGTGCGCGTCGAGCCTAAGTGATCTGTTTGCCGCGATAGTCATGCTGCACTTCCTCTTTCATCTCGCCCTTGGGCGTCTCATCTCAGAAGTAGAAAAGGGGCCGAAGCCCCTCGTTTGTAGGGTGCGTTACTCGC